AACGCGGGCAAGATGCAAGTGATGCTGATGGAGAATCTAGCTACCAAGCAGTCTGACGCTATGGAGATTAGCGCGGCTGGTAGCTATGCCGCGAAGGCTATCGCGGCGGCTGATACGCTGTATAGCATTAGTAAGCTTAACGTGGATATCAGCGGCAAGCTACAGCATGAAGGCGCTGACATTACAGCGATCCGTATGCGGCTGGCGCAGAAAGAGGCAGGGGCGCAAGCGTGAGACGCTATGCCATACTCATAGTGCTGCTGTTATGCCAAGTCTGCGCGGTATGCTGCTGGATGGGTAACGATACCACCAGCAAGATTGATAACATGCTGCGACAATCGCGCATTGCGCGTGTATGCGATGCAGTGCTAGAAGCTGCCGGGTGCATGGATCATCAGCCCGGCGCTACCGTAGACGTGGTTAGCGTAGCAACTTGCGGTGCGTATGAGTACTACATCGTAGACGCTGCTACGCTGAGCAAGGGCAGAGTAACATTCGGCGTGATGGTACCAACGCGGCCCACGCTGGATTGCGTCATAGTAGCCATGGATAAGGAAGCGCGGAAATGATAGCAACGCAGGTAGCATACAGCGATGAGCAATATCCAGCCCGGCATGAGTACTACTGCATCCTGTGCGGGTGCAAGCGCAGATTCTACACGCCAGAACGCCCACGGGAGCGCGTAATATGCCCTGGCTGTAAGAGCGAGATGGTGATTAACCACAGCACGCAGCCGGTGGATACCCGTGTGCCTATAGATAACAGATACCGCGCCAAGCCAAACGATGAAGATCAGCAACCTAACAGATGATGATATACTCGATGCTGATTACCTAGCATGCGCGGATGACTTCTATTACTGGCTAGCCAACTACGGCTACATGCAAGATGAGAGCGGCGAAGTCGTAGGCCCGGGCATCACGCCGTGGCCTGACCAGCGAGATTACATTGACAGATACCGCAACGGCGAATGGCTGATAGTAGGCAAGTCACGGCGCACGGGCGTTAGCTGGCTATCCACTAACGTTGATGTGTACGATCTTATGTTCGAAAGCAACATCCGCATACCTGTTATTGCGCAGGATGATTATTGGAGTATGTTCCACCTGGCGCGTGCTAGGTGGTTGTACAACATGCAACCGGCGTGGATAGCCCGTGCGAGGCCAGTGGTAGGCCGTGATAACCAGCATGTGCTAGGCTTGAGTAACGGTAGCGCCCTGGCATCATACCCGTGTACCGGCAAGCAGGGGCGCGGCGCGGGCGGCAAGCGCATACGGCTAGAAGAGTTTGCATTTTTCGATAATGCGGAGGCTGTGTACGCTGCTGTATATGGAGCTGTGCGCGATAAGGGGCAGCTTGTTATAGTCAGCACGGGGCAGGGAGAGGGCGGCACATTCCACGAGCTATGGGAGAATGCTGGTAGCGGCGAATGGGCTAGCGCATCAGCGGCCAAGCGTAACAGGCTACATCAGATATTCCTAAGCTGGCAGGCACGCCCGGATAGACCCACAGACTTCCGCGATGGCATGGATCAGCTACAGCGGCAAGAGTTCCCAGAGACGCCGGGAGAGATGTTCCTGGGGACCGGCGCTAAGTTCTTTGATCTTGCGGTACTAGCACAGCGCGAAGCGTTGTATGTGTGTAACCCGGCGCGCGTCGAGGAAAATGGCGAGCTGCGCATATACGCTGAGCCTGTACCCGGCAAGCGCTATGTGATAGGCGCTGACGTGGCGGATGGTGGCGACGATAGCAGCGCCGCCAGTCTGAAGGACGTAGCTACGGGCGAGACTGTGGCGATGTACATTAGCAATACTATTGGTAGTGATACGTTTGGCGATGTACTGTATAACCTAGGTAAGCGCTACAATTGGGCATACATCGGAGTAGAACGTAACAACATGGGGACGGCAGTGCTGGCAATCCTGCTTAGGCTGCGCTACCCATGCTTACACTACCACCAGCATTACGACCCGCAAGCAGCTACAGCCAAGCCGCGCGCCGGGTACATCACTGACACTAACAGCCGCCCGGTGATGCTAGGCGATTACAAGCGCTGCATGCTAGACCTGACATACGGCGCGGTCCATGATGCGGATGTATACCAGCAGCTACGCGCTTTCGGCTGGTATAAGGGCAGGTGGGATCATCCACCTAACGGGCATGACGATTGCGTATTCGCGGAGGGTATAGCCCAGCAGATGCGCCAGCATGTAGCGGCGGCAGGACAGCAACAGGATATCGTAGTATATCAAGGGGATAGAGTAATAGCATGATCCAAGTAAGTCTCGAATCTATGGGCGCTATCGTGGAACGCATGAAGGCGGCTGGGATGGAAGGCGATGCAATGCTTGTATGGGCAATGGTCGAGGAAGTGGCCGAAGCCCGCGCTAGTAGCATCCACATTGCAAACATGACCGGACGCCAAACCGAGATACTGCGAGAAATTAGCAGCAAGCTTGGCCCCGGCGTAGCAGCGTTAAATCAAGTGCGCGCGGACTATTCCTAAACAGTATGGACACACCTAACCCACAGCAGGATATGGAGGTCACAGCGTACTATCTACGCGGACGCCCCGGCAGCTTCACGGACATTGTGCGCGCGGATGCCATGCCAGCAGCACAGGAATCCCGCGAGTTACGGGAGCGCGAGTGCGGCAACCGTGTAGCCGGGTATGCGCTACCGGCCCGTGTGCTTCCCGCACAACGCTGGTGGGAGTACTACGCACACAGCGCGGTACATAGCGCTTGCTGCGATGCTAAGGCGCGTGACATTGTGGGCGGTGAATATACGCTGGGCGGGGACGGTGTAGGGCAGGGTACGCTTGACATGGCGGCTGAGATTATCGAGCGCAGCCAAGAAACGGACGCACTGAATGATGCATGCCGCGATTGGGAGGTTACAGGCTGGGCTGATCTTGAATGCCTGCCTACCCGTGGCGGTGAGTTGCATAGATTGAACCACCTTGATAGCTGGACAGTCTGGCCCGCGCAGAACGAGGCCGCATACATCCACACGCGCGACGGCAAGTATCAGGTGTACGCCCCGCTAGGCAACAAGGCGATGGGACTATATCAGTGCGCACATATCAACAACAACCACTGGTATAAGAACACATACTACGGCGTGCCTGATATTGTTAGCGCTATCATACAGATAGAAACAGCATACTCCGCGCTGCAATACAATCAGAACTTCTTTGCGCGCGAGGGCGGATACCGCTGGCTGATGCTGATTGGCACGCCCATCGGCTCAGGTTACGACACCACGGGTGAGGGTGACGCTAAACTAATCCGCACCGTCAACCACCACTTCACCAAGAGCGGCAAGGAAAGCGACGGCGATCTGCTTAGCATCCCTATTGATACACGCACTGTCACGCTACACCAGCTAGACAGCGGCATGAAGGATATGGATTTCCCGTCGCTGATTAAGGCACACAGGGATGATATTCTCATGCGGCATGGCGTACCACCGCTACGTGCTGGTATAGTAGAGACTGGCGCACTAGGCGGCAATGTAGGGCAAGAGCAGATACGCAGCTACGTTGAGAACGTGGTTAAGCCCAAGCAGCGCAGATGGAGCGCGTTCATCACGCAGATACTACGCGCCTGGATTGACCCGCGCATAGAGTTTGAGTTCAATCCGATTGAGATAGACCAGGTTGCAACACTGGCGCTACCGCTATCCACGCTGTTTGACCGTGACTTAATCAGCCGCGCGGAAGTACGCGAATCACTGGGTAAGCCTGATATGGATGATGGCGCGGCAATACTCAGTAGTGAGTTAAGCGCTACCGGTGAGTTTGCGCCGGACGCTAAGCCGGTACCGGGAGTAACGCAGTAATGGATGATGGACTATCTCATCTTTATGACCTATTCATCATATCGCTGTATGGCGTATTGATAGCTGCGATATTCGCGTATGTGTGGTCACTGATAAACGGCGGTAATCATGTCGCGCACTAAAGCCAAGCGCCGCAAGCCGCTAGCCAAAGCATCGCGCTTCCCGCTGCGCCCGTGGATTGTCAAGCTCAAGAAGCAGGCTGCGCCCGCGCTGCGTAGACAGGCACGTATACTAGTCGATGCGCTAGATAAAGCAGGCGTTATAGACTGGTTCGCGCGTTATGTTGAAGTGCGATACTACACGAACGGCGTACATGTATCGAACGAAGTAGACCGCGCTGCGGATAAGAAAGCGCTCAAGGACAAGGCTAAGGGCATCATCGAGAAGCATCGTCTGGACATGGACTTAGCCAAGATCGACGCGGACATGTTCGCGGCGGGCAGCAAGTTTGCTTTTGCGAAGATGGGCTTTAACGTGGCGTGGAATATGGATGCGCCACAAGCCAAGGCCGCAATAGATGCCCGTGATAATTACATCAAGGGCGCTGGCGAGGCGCAATTCGACAAGGTGTTAGATACCATCCGCATTGCCATATACGAGCAAGGCGGCGGCGCTGTGACGCCCGACGTGCTGGCAACGATACGGAGCGAGTGTGCTACTGCCGCTGACTGGCAGGCTGAGCGCATCGCCCGCACAGAAGCGCTAGCCGTAAGCAGCGCGGGACAGAATATAGCATGGCGTGAGAACGGCGTTGAACGCAAGCAATGGGTATGGAGTGGCGTAAGCCGCGAGGAACACGCCGCGATTGATGGCGAGATAGTAGACATGGATGATGTATTCAGCAACGGGCTAGAGTACCCAGGCGCGGACGGCCCACCAGAGGAAGTAATTAACTGTAGCTGTAGTTGCAATCCCGTGCTATCGCAATCACTGTTAGATGATCTAGCGGCGGATGGCGTGGAAGTAGGTTAGGAGTATACGATGCCAACACAAGAGCAAATCGCAATCGCTAACAGCTATCACGGTATCCCAGATGCCGCCCGCGTGCAACTGCTGAATACCGCACAGCGCGTATCGTTCAAGTATGAGCCTGTACAGCACAGCGTGGATATCGAGAAGCGCCGCGTCACTACGCCGGTTATCACGGCCTACGAAATGAACCTCAACGGCTGGCGCGTGCTGCCCGAAGAGATGGAAGCCGCACTTGATAGCTACATGACGCGCTGGCAGGTAGTGGGCCGTATGCATACAACGGCTACTAATAGCCATCCAGTTCGCGCGTGGTCTGATGGCTGGCAAGCGTACCTGACGCTGCAAGTCGTAGACGGTGAGGATTGGACCGACATATGCAACGGCGTGTATAAAGGCACATCCTGGGCGGGCTATGCGGAAATGGTGGACATTCCCGAAGAGCTTGCGGCTACGCTTGGTATATCGCCCGGCGTATGGCTGTTCAATATCGAGTTCATGGAGGATTCATTTGTGGATGTTCCCGCCGTGCCTAATGCTACATTCAATGCAGCCCAGGCGGAGCCTAG